TGTATTTAAGCACAAAATCTAAATTGGAACTGTTGAATATAACAGGAGCTCAAGGATTACTTACTGATGATCAAAAGTTATCAGTTTTGGGCTATCCTCCATTAATGGATGGGTCCGGTGGAAGACGTACAATATCTCTGAATTATGTTGATACAAATATAGCAAGTCAATATCAATTAAATGCTAGTAAAAAAAATAGCCAGAATGGAGGTAATAACAATGGGTAAAAAGTTACCTAAAATTGGTGAAAAAGCTAAACGTAATTTTGCTATGGCGGATTTACGAGCTATTGAACCAAGTACAGATAATAATAAATCAGTAATAAGTGGACATGCAGCAGTATTTGATCAAGTAACTAACATTTGTTGCTGTTTTGATGAGGTAATAGAACGTGGAGCTTTTAATAAAACAGATTTTACAGACGTTTTGTTAAGTATTAATCACGATTTAGATGATATTCCACTAGCTCGAAGTAGAAATAATAATGTTAATTCGACATTGCAATTACAGGTCGATGATATCGGCTTATCTGTACGTGCAAACTTAGATGTAGATAACAATACAGATGCCAAAAGCTTATATAGTTCAATCTCAAGAGGAGATATGGATGGTATGAGTTTTATTTTTTACGTATCTGAAGAAAGATGGGAAGGATTAGATACTGAAATGCCAACAAGGCATATTGAAGCAATAGACAAAGTACTGGAAGTATCTGTTGTAAGCTTTCCAGCTTACACTGGCACTGATATAGCTTCATCAAGAGATAGTGAAACACTGGATAGTGCAAAAATTGCATTGGATAATGCAAAATCTCAAAAACTGGATAGTTCAAAAGGTGGAGAAAAAAGAAAACTGGATTTAGAAATTCAAAGATTATTAATACAAATAAAATCAAAATAATAGGGAGACGTGAAATTAAATGAATAAAAAGAAATTATTAGCATTATTAGCAAAAAAAGAAGCAAGAAAGACAACTTTAGTAACAAAGTCAACAACTACAGAGGATATTGCAGAACTTAGAAGTATTAATGCTGAACTTGATGGGTTAAATTCTGAAATTGAAGAATTTAAAGGCATGATTGCTGAAATTGAAACAGAAGAAGCTAGAAGTGCAGGTCAAACAGATCCTAATGTTGCAGGTATGGCACCAGCAGCAGGAACAGAATTAGAAAAAAGAGGCACGAAACCAGAAGGCCAATTAAATCCACTAGATACTTTTGGATTAACTGGTGGAACTAAGCAAACAGATCAAAGATCAGAGATGGAAGCCCTTAAAACTAAATATGAAACAAGAGGCCAAGATTTAAAGGATAAGAAAAAGGTAACTTATGATATAAAAACTGAATTACCTATTGCACGATCAATTACTCTTGCATCTTCTAACCTTGTTGTTCCTGGTCAATTCAGTAATACATTGAACCCAACATTTAATCAAGTTTCTTCAATTGTAGATTTAGTACATGCTATACCAATGATGGGTGGAGAAACATATACGAAGGGATTTAAGAAACCAATTACTGATGCTGCTGATTACACACCAGAAAATACCATGTATAAAAATACTGATTCGGTATGGGATAAAGTCACAATAGCAAAGACTTTTATTACGGATTACACCGAAATTTCAAAGCAGTCTATAAAATTACCTAATATAGATTATCAGTCACAGGTTGGTACAGACTTAAGAAACACATTAAGGAGAAAATTAGCAAGAGAGATACTTATTGGTGATGGTACTGCTGGACATCTTGTAGGTATTTTCAACGCACCTGTAAATATTATTCCACTAGAAAGCGATTTAGCTATTACCGCAATTGATAAAGATACTTTAGATGAAATAGTATTTGGATATGGTGGGGATGAGGATGTAGAAGGAACTGCGTATCTAATACTTAGCAAAAAAGATTTAGCCGCATTTGCAAAAATAAGGACTGATCTTGGAACTAAGCTTTACAAAATTGTAGTTAATGGTAACACAGGAACTATAACATCAGATGATAGTTTCTCTGTTAATTATGTATTAAATAGTGTTTGTCCTGTACTCTCAGATGTTGCAACTGCAACAGCAACTTATTGCATGGCTTATGGAGTTCTACAAAATTATGAAATGCCTGTATTCTCAAACATTGACGTTGAAATGAGTACTGATTATAAGTTTGGTGAAGGTATGGTTGCATACTCAGGTGATGTATATGCTGGTGGTAATGTAGCATCTTACAAAGGCTTCATGAGAGTCAAAAAGACAGTTTAATAATAAGTAGGGGATATCCCCCTACTTTCTACTTTATCATGTAGGTGGTGTTAATAATGACTGATGAAGGGTTATTGGTAGAATGTAAAAAAGGTTTAGGTATGCCAACGACTGTTAATAATTTTGATGGACCGTTAACCCAAAAGCTATTGGCAGTAAAAATGTATATGTCTGGATCAGGAATATCAAACACAATGATTGATAGTGATTTAGCAGTTGGAGCTATTGTTATGGGTGTAATAGACATATGGAATGTAGAAGGTGGAGGGAATAAGTTTTCTCCACTTTTTTATGATTTTTTAACACACCTTGCAATAAAAAGTGAGGTGGGTTTAAATACTTAAATTTGTTCTTATGTCAACAGCAATTAGAATACAAATAAAATCTGACTTAGATCCGGAAACAGATGATGATGGATTCCCAATTGAAAAATGGGTAGATGTTATTGATGAAGATATACTTTGTGAATGGAAAAACTGGAAAAGCAAAACTGGCGCTGAAATATATCAAGCTGATGCTTTAAAAGCAAAAGAAATAGCATTGCTACGATTATGGTATATACCTGGAATTGATGAAACATGTAGAATTGTAAGAGTAGAAGACAGTGCTATATTTGATATTATTAATATAGATGATGTAGATAATAGACATATACAGTTTGAAATTCAAATCAAAAGATTTGTAGAAGGGTAAGTGAAGTAATGGTTATCTGTGATGAATGTGAAAAAGAATTTGAAGTGAAAGCAAGTACTAAAAAACTTACAAATGGAATATCAGAGACTAGTTTTAAATGTCCACATTGCAAGAAAAAATATATTTCTTATTTTACTAATAGAGACATAAGAATTAAACAGAAAAATATTAATAAATTATGGGAAAAATACAGAAAAGCTAGTGATGATGAAGAAGTGGCTGAAATGGTAATTAAAATAAGGACTATGAAAGCTAGTATAAAAATTCTAATGGATAATTTAAAGATTAAAATGTTAGGTGCCCAATAAGGGTGCCTTTTATTTGCTCAAAATTGAGGTGATTTAAATGGCTACATTAGAAGTAAAAGGGATGCAAGAGCTATTAGATAAATTAACCGAGTTAGGGAAAAAAGGTAGCAGAATTGAAAATAAAGCAATACTAGCAGCCGCAAAGCCTATTTTAGATGCTGCAGTAAGTACAAATGCTTTTCGAGACAGAACTGGAAAAGGTAGAGCAGGATTAAAAATAAATAGAGTGAAAAGTAAGGGAGATACCAAAACAGTTTTGATTGGGATAGAAAAAGGTGACATATCTGAAATATTTTATATGAAGTTCTTGGAATTTGGAACTTCAAAAATGTCGGCAAGACCTTATTTAGGACCCGCATATGAAGCACATAAAGCTGAAGCTATAGAAATTATAAAGTCAGAGTTTAAAAAGGGGTTAGGAATATGAATGATATTATTGATGCCCTTAAGGATGTAGGTGTACCAGTAAAGTTTCAAACATATCCAGGAAGTGCTACTACTTATATTACCTTTTTTAATTATTTAGAAAATGTCGAAAGTTATGCGGATAATGAAAAGGCTTCTGAGGGGTACTACACTCAGGTCGATGTGTGGTCAAGCGGTAATTATAATGTTCTTGTTAATAGTGTCAAGACAGCTTTAGAACTTGCTGGATTTTCAATAACATATATTACAGAAATTTATGAGAGTGAGACAAAAGTTTTTCATAAAATTATTAGAATTTTTAAATTTGAGGAGGTTTTTTAAATGTCAGGAGAAGCAATAGTAAATAGTGCAACCACAGGCGTAAAAAAACTAGTTTATGCCATTATGACAGATTCAGTATTAGAAACATATGGAGCGG